GTAATGTGGCATTGCACAACATCGAGCGTCGTGGTGTTCAAATTGATTTAAGCTATGCACACAAACAAGCTTGCCCGAGATGTATCTCAGAAGGGAGAGACAGGTCTAAGAATAACCTACACGTTTACGGACTGGACAGTGACGGAGCACATCGTGGGGCAAAGTGTTTTGCTTGCGACTACACTGTTCCGTCTGAAGCTTGGCTGGAAGAGCATGGTGAGGTACAAGAAGAAGAGGAGTATGATTACGTGGGAAGCCATTTTGATGCTGAAGTAAATAAAAAGATTAAAGCAGATACAGGCATTGAGACTAAAGGCTATCGGGGTATTCGTACTGGCATTAGCAAGTGGTTTGGTGTTCGTTACCAATACAGTCAAGAGGATGGAAGTGTTGTCAGCACGTTCTACCCAACAACAAAGGGCTATGAGCTTGCAGGCTACAAAGTGCGGAGGCATCCTAAAGACTTTGATGGCCCATATGGTGAGACAGGGAAGGACTGTGAGCTCTTTGGTCAGTTTCGTTTTAAGGTGGCTAGTGGCACTTGCTTGATTGTAGGGGGAGAATTGGATGTTCTCTCTGCCTACCAGATGCTGGATGACAATCAAAAGAATAAGCAGTATGCAACACCTGCAGTAGTGAGTAGTACCATTGGTGAGACTGCAGCTTACAAGCAGATTCAGGCTCAGTATGCTTTCTTTAATCAGTTTAAGAAAATCATTATTGCGATGGATTCTGATAAAGCTGGTGAAGACGCTGCAGCAAAGATTGCAAAGGTGCTACCACGAGGCAAGGTTTATCTGATGACCCAGAAGCACAAAGACCCTAACAAGGCTTTGGTTGATGGGAGGGAGCAGGACTTCATCAATGATTTCTGGTCTGCAAAGCCTTACACACCTGCTGGTGTTTATGCCAGTACAGAGTTGTACAAGGCTGCTGTAGAACGAATGGATTTGAAGATGATTAGTCTTCCACCTTTCATGGGCACTGCTGCAAATATGCTTGGTGGTGGTCTGGTTAAGAAAGAGATGGCTGTTATCCTTGCAAAGACTTCTATTGGTAAGACAACACTTATCTCCGGTCTCTGTGCTCATTGGGCAAAGAACGAGCCAGAGGAAGTGCTTGGCATTCTGTCTTTGGAAGCTGACGCTGGTAAGTTTAGTTTGAACATGCTTTCGTACCATCTGCAGACTCCGTTGCATCGTTTGACAAAGGAAACAAGGCATGAGTTTCTAGGCCGACCAGACATTGAGGAGGCATCTAAGCAGCTCTATGTGAAGCCAGATGGCACTCCAACAATGTACGTCTGTGATGATCGTGGCGCAAGCTGGGAGCAGGTAAAAGAGAAGCTGTTGGAGATGATTATCAACATGGGGATTACGCTGTTGGTAGTTGACCCTTACTCGGATTTGTTATCCGGCATGTCTGTTGCTGAACAGGAAGAAGTGGCAACATGGTTTAAGAAAGCCATGAAGGAATACGGAATCACGCCTATAATCGTTAGCCATGTGCGTAAATCCCAGAACGGGGCTAACGCTGGTGCAATTACTGAAGACGATGCACAGGGTAGTAGCTTTTTGGTGAAGGCTAGTGGGCAGACAATTGCTCTTGAACGAGATAAGCAGTCTGAATCTCCTATTGAGCGTAACCGAACATATGTAACGATTTTGAAGAATCGTGACTTTGGTGAGACAGGCCCAGCAGGGAGCATGTACTACGAACAGAAGACAGCAAACCTACATGACTTTGAACAGTTTGCAGCAACACACCCAGAGCTTGGAGATTTTTAAGGAGGAAGAATGAGAGTAGTGCTTGACCTTGAATCGAATAATTTCCTCCATGCTGGGATTGATTACAGCAGGATGCCTTACCGCCTGAAGCCAGATTACAAAGTCTGGTGTGTAGTCTGCAGGGATGTAGACACACAAGATGTTTATAAATTTGTTGGTGAGTTTGAAATCAAGAACAAGCTTCGGGCTTTCCTTGCTGAAGTAGATGAAATCATTGGCCACAACATTATCGCATTCGACTTTCCAGTCCTCAAGCTATGGGCTGGCTTGCAGTATAAGGTCGGGTACTTTGATGGAATGGACACTGTTGAAGGTCATGCCTGTAAGATCACTGACACGCTTGTTCTTTCAAAGCTGTTGTATAGTGACACAGTGCAAGGTCACTCTCTAGAAGACTGGGGTAAGCGCCTTGGTGAGCACAAGGGGGACTTCCACGAGTTTGATCGTTACAGCGAAGAGATGCTGAAGTATTGTATTCAAGATACAGCAGTAAACTCCAAGATGTTCTTCAAGTTTATGGAGGAGTACAACAAGTGGCCTTGGGCCAAAGCTTTCCGTATGGAAACAAAGCTCATGGACTTGACTGTTGCACAAGAGCACTATGGCTTTAAGTTCTTTAAAGACAGGGCTATTGCTGCTGTGGAAGAGCTCACTGTGTTGATGGCAGAGAAGAAGGCAATTGTTGACCCGCTACTTCCTCCAAAGACTTTGAACAAAGGAGAGCAGAAGGAATACATCCCGCCTAAGCTCCAGTTTAAAAAGGATGGGAGTCCTTCAGCGAACATGGCTAAGTTTGCTGCAAAGCATGGAATGCTTTTGTGGCAGGATGGCGATATGTGGAAGCTCACTGGGCTCGACCTTGATCTAAGTCTCCCCATCCAGCAAGATGTGCCTATTGTTAAAACAGGTATTGCAAGCGTGGAAGACAATGACCATGTGAAGGGATATTTGCTCTCTCTTGGTTGGGTTCCTAACGCTTGGAAAGAACGTGACTTGACTGTGAATAGTAAGAAGCAGAAGAGAACAAGAGAAGAGTATGAGGAGTCTGTCAGGCGTTACATTGAGCAGACACTGGAAGGTGGCTACAAGGATGCAAGGCTTGAGATTCTGAATTGTAGTGAAGACACACTTGCAGCTATGTTGCTCGCCAAAGACCATATGAAGTCTACAGTGAGAGTGCCAACAAGCCCGAGCGTTACGACACAAGATAAAGAGCTCTGTCCGGGATTGAAGTTGCTTGGTGAGAAGGTAGCCTTTGCAAAAGACTTTGCAGAGTTTATGACTTACCGGCATCGTAAGAATAGCATCGCTGGTGGTCTTGATGAAGACGGAGAGGCAAGCACTGGGTTCCTGACAGCAATGCGAGATGACGGGAGAATCCCGACTCCTGCAGATACTAATGGAGCTAATACTGGCCGCTACAAACATAGGGTGGTCTGCAATATCCCACGAGCCACAAGCTTGTATGGGGACAAGATGCGAGGTCTCTTTGGAGTGAGTCCAAACAAGTACCAACTTGGCTTTGACTTCGCATCTCTTGAAGCTCGTATTGAAGGACACTATGTGTATAAGTATACGGGAGGCCCAGAGCTGGCAGCTGCCTTGCTGCTGGAAAAGCCAAACGATATTCATACGACAATGGCAAAGAGACTGGGTATTGCTCGTGATGGAGCAAAGTCTGTGAACTATGCTGTGCTGTATGGAGCTGGAGCTCCAAAGATTGCCAAGATGTTGGGCATCAGTGTTGCTGCTGCACAGGGCATCATTGAGGCATTCTGGGAAGAGCTGGCACCATTGAAGGCTCTGAAAGACAAGCTGGAAGAATATTGGAAGACTATAGGCGGGAAGAAATTCATTCTTGGTATTGATGGACGTAAAATCTATACCAGAAGCGCCCACAGTTTGGTGAATGCTCTCTTTCAATCTGGTGGGGGTCTGGCTGCAAAGTATGTGGCTGTTGAGATTGCCAGAAGGAATGAGCAGGCAGGGCTGTTGCTTGACCCATTTACCCACGATGTAGAGGCATGTTCTGGCGTTAGTCAGATGATTGTGTACCATAAGTAATTGTGGCCATGCCTAGTAATAGGCATTGGAAAACCTTTTTAATTGCTGGAAAGCTAAAAGCGAGAGCTCATGCCAATCAGCAGCCAAGCTCCGTGTAGGAGAAGGTTCAACGACTATCGAAACCACGGCATTGCCGGAAGGGAGTAGAGTAGGGTGGAAGCTAAGGCCACTCGAAATGGAAGGCACCCCAAGTGGGTGGTGATATAGTCTGGTCTGCATGGAAACATGCAGCAGCTTGAATAAAGCGGGAATGGCTTTGCGAGCCATTTTGAACATTCGGATGAAGTGCAATACAGCGTTAGCCGCGATATGGTGCGTTTTGAGACGTTTTCAGACGAAGCCGAGGCCAAGGCAGCGGGTAAGCAGGGAAGCAGTGCTGTAGGCCACGCCAAGCGGTTCTACAGGGCGTACAGCCCAATGCACGATACTATCAAGGCTAGTATTGAGCATGTAGTGAAGGACTTGAAGATTGCTGTTGAACTTGGCTTTGAGTACCAAGTGGGGCTTGATTGGTATCAATGCCATTAACAAGTTGTAACAATATGCCCCTTGACTGACTGGCGGGTCGGTGGTATAATA